TTGGTTGTGATCCATACGATATATCGGGCACTACAGATGGCAGAGGATCCAATGGATCTCTTCATGGGTTAACAAAGTTTTCAATGGAAGATGTGCCGCCTAATATGTTTTTTTTAGAATACATAGCAAGACCACAAACAGCTGAAATATTTTTTGAAGATGTACTAATGGCTTGCGTGTTTTATGGAATGCCAATCCTGGCTGAAAATAATAAGCCTAGATTATTATATTATTTTAAACGAAGAGGATACAGGGGTTATTCAATTAACAGACCTGATAAAAAATATAACAAACTTTCTGTAACGGAAAAAGAGTTAGGTGGAATACCTAATTCCAGTGAAGACATTAAACAAGCACACGCGGCGGCTATAGAAACTTACATAAATGATTTTGTAGGTTTAAAAGAAACCGGTTATGGTGATGTGTATTTTCAAAGAACATTAGAAGATTGGGCTAAGTTTAATATCAACAATAGAACAAAGCATGATGCATCCATTAGTTCAGGACTTGCTTTAATGGCTTGTAATAAACATAGGTATGCTCCAAATGCACCTAGACAAAAACCGCAGGCAATAGATCTAGGTATTAAAAAGTACGATAATAAAGGTTCAACATCAAAAATAATAAGTTAAATGGGTATATATACTAACACCAATAGCGCTTTTCCTAGCCAAGTAGTAAGCGATGCAGAAAAAGCAAGCTTAGAGTATGGAACTCAGGTTGGTCAAGCTATCGAATACGAATGGTTTGGTCAAGGGCGTACTAATGGTAATAGATACTTAACTAGTTGGAATCAATTTCACCAATTAAGATTATATGCGCGAGGTGAGCAGTCAATACAAAAATACAAAGATGAATTGTCTATTAATGGTGATTTATCTTATTTAAATTTAGACTGGAAACCAGTACCAATTTTATCTAAATTTGTAGATATAGTTGTTAACGGTATATCAGGAAAGTCTTATGATATTAAAGCCTATGCTCAAGATCCATCTTCTATAAAGAAAAGAACAGACTATGCTTCTATGCTTTACGAAGACATGGTGGCAAAAGAATATTTAGAAAGCCTTAAGCAAACGTTAGGAATTGATTTATATCAAACGCCTAATATTGATACAATACCAGAGTCTAAAGATGAATTAGAATTGCATATGCAGTTAAGCTACAAGCAGTCGGTTGAAATAGCAGAGGAAGAAGCTATAGCGTCTGTGCTTGCTCAAAACAAATTTGATCTTACTAGAAGAAGATTAAATATGGATTTAACCGTATTAGGCATGGCAGTGGCTAAAACTAGCTTTAACACTGCGGAAGGAATTACGGTTGATTATGTAGATCCTGCTTACGTTGTTTATTCTTATACAGAAGATCCAAACTTTGATGACGTATATTATGTAGGAGAAGTAAAGTCTATAACAATACCTGAGCTTAAAAAAGAATTTCCAAACATTTCAGAAGAAGAGCTTGAAAGAATTCAAAAAATGCCAGGTAATAGCCAATACATAACTGGCTGGGGTAATTACGACGAAAACACAGTTCAAGTTTTATACTTTGATTATAAAACATACCATAATCAGGTGTTTAAAATAAAAGAAACACCACAAGGATTGATGAAAGCTTTAGAAAAGCCGGATTCATTTAATCCACCAGAAAATGACAACTTTGAAAGAGTGTCAAGATCTATTGAGGTTTTATATAACGGAGCGAAAGTATTAGGCTCTAATGAAATGATAAAGTGGGAGCTAGCAGAAAACATGTCTAGACCTACCGCTGATACAACTAAAGTAGAAATGAACTACGCTTTATGTGCACCTAGAATGTACAAAGGTCGTATTGAATCTATTGTAAGTAAATGTATTGGCTTTGCTGATATGATTCAGTTAACACATTTAAAACTGCAACAAGTATTATCTCGTATGGTGCCAGACGGTGTTTACCTAGATATGGACGGACTTGCGGAAGTTGATTTAGGTAACGGAACTAATTACAATCCAGCGGAAGCATTGAATATGTATTTCCAAACAGGTTCGATAGTTGGTAGATCACTTACTCAAGATGGTGATATGAACCCAGGCAAAGTACCTATCCAAGAGCTTAACAGCTCTTCAGGTCAAGCTAAAATTGGAGCATTAATTCAAACATATCAATATTATTTACAAATGATACGTGATGTAACAGGGCTCAACGAGGCTAGAGACGGCACCGCAATGGATAAAAACTCATTAGTAGGGCTGCAAAAAATGGCCGCTAACGCATCCAATGTAGCGACTAGGCACATTAATCAGTCTAGCCTTTACATTACTCTTAAACTAGCCGAAAACATTGCGCTTAAAATAGCTGATGCACTAGAATTTCCACTAACTAGAAGTGCTCTACAAAATTCTATATCTACATTTAACATTAAAACTTTAGACGAAATAGTAAACTTAAATCTTCATGATTTTGGTATATTTTTAGAATTGGAACCAGACGATGAGGAACAAGCCCAATTAGAAAATAACATACAAGTTGCACTGCAACAAGGCGGAATTGATCTTGAAGATGCTATAGACTTAAGAAACATTAAGAATCTTAAGTTAGCAAATCAAATGCTTAAAATAAAACGCAAAGCAAAAGGCAAACAAGATCAGGCAAATCAACAAGCTAACATTGCAGCTCAAGGGCAATCTCAAGCAGCCACTGCAGAAAAAACAGCGATGGCTGAGGTACAAAAGCAAGAAGCTATAATGGGCGCAAATGTTCAGTTTGAACAGTCTAAAAATCAAATGGAAATTCAGCGTATGGAAATTGCGGCGCAGCTTGAAGCGCAAAAAATGCAAACTAGATTTCAATACGATATGCAGCTTAAACAAATAGACGTTCAAATGGTGCAGCAAAAAGAAGGTGCTATTGAAGATCGCAAAGACAATCGCAGCAAAATGGAAGCTTCCCAGCAAAGTGAATTAATAAGCCAAAGAAAAAACGACGGCTTACCTATAGACTTTGAAAATCAACCCGACACGGGTATGCAGGCTTTCATGTAGAAAGTAAACAATTATTTAATTATATTTTATTATGTCAGAAGAAACAAAAACAAATGAACCTGTTAAACAGGAAGGTGAGTTTAAAGTTAAAAAGAAAACTCCTAAAAAATTAACAACACCTAGTGACGAACCGGTAAGAGTCAACATCAAAGAACCTTTGATTGAATTACCACCAGAAGTTACAAAAGTGGTAATACCAAATGAAGATGCCATTCAAATCGGAGAAACAAAGGAAGTATCTGTGGAAGAACCATCCGGAGATAGCCCAACGATGGGAGAACCTATACAAGAGTCCAACACGGATGTTGAAGGGTTTTCTGCAATCAAAGAAGTAACAGAAACTGAAAAAGTTGAAGCTCAGGTAGAAAAAGCAATACAAGACGAAAGAATTCTTGGTAAAGCTTTACCTGAAAATATTGAAAAGCTAGTTTCTTTTATGGAAGACACAGGCGGGACAATAGAGGACTATACCAGACTTAATGCTGACTACTCTCAAGTGGATGATGTTACATTATTAAAAGAATATTATAAAAAAGAAAAGCCTTATTTAGAAGGCGAAGACATTGATATGTTATTAGAAGACTTTATCATTGATGAAGATATCGACGAAGATAGAGATGCGCGCAAGAAAAAAATTGCGTTTAAAGAAGAAGTTGCAAAAGCCAAAAGCTATTTAGAGGAAACAAAGAGTAAGTATTACGATGAGATCAAGTTGAGACCAGGCGTTACTCAAGACCAACAAAAAGCCACGGACTTTTTTAACCGATATAATAAGCAGCAAGAGCAAGCTGAGCAACAGCATGCACGATTCAAAGAAAGTACCAAAGAACATTTTAACGACAATTTCGAAGGTTTCGATATTAAGGTTGGTGAAAAAAGCTATAAGTACAATATTCAGAATCGTGATAAAGTTGCAGAAAGCCAATCGAATATTAACAACCTTGTCGGGAAGTTCCTAGACTCAGATGGTAATGTTAAAGACACAAAAGGTTATCACAAAGCTATGTACGCTGCTGACAATGTAGATAAGATTGCAGCTCATTTTTATGAGCAAGGAAAAGCGGATGCCGTAAAAGAAGTTGTAAACAGTTCAAAAAATTTAAGTAGTACCAAAGCTAGGTCTACTCAAGGAGAAGTGTTTTTAAACGGATTTAAGGTTAAAGCTATTTCAGGCGCTGATTCTACAAAACTAAAAATTAAAACAAAAAAATTTAACTAAAAAAACAAAAAATTATGGCTTTAAGTCCTCAATTTGGTAGTTTAATCCCTTCTTCACAGCAGGAGATTTTAAACAGTAACTACCTACAATTTAACGGTGGTGCTGCAGCGGGTGATACAAACACTTTTGCTCAACAATACTTACCAGAAATTTATGAACAAGAAGTAGAGCGTTACGGAAACCGTACGTTATCTGGATTCTTAAGAATGGTTGGCGCTGAAATGCCAATGACAAGTGATCAAGTAATTTGGTCAGAACAAAATAGATTACACATTTCCTATGACAATTGTATCCAAGGTGTTGCAGGCGGGATAGCCGCTGGAGTAATTAGAGTAGCTCCAATTGCTGGATCCCCTGCTGTGCAAAATGTTATATCTGTAAATGACACTGTTGTTATTTTAGACACTGTTACAGGTGCAGAAACAAAAGGTATTGTTACGGTTTCTACTCAAAATGCAGCTGCAGTTGATGGTGACATTACTGTTGTAACATTTGACAATCTTGGATTTGCCGGTTACACAAGTGGTTCTGTAAAAGTATTTGTGTATGGTTCTTCTTATTCAAAAGGAACTAGTATGGTTAACGGTGGTACAGTAGCCGCTGGAACTCAGCCTAGAATTTCTGTTGAGCCACAACTTACTCAATATTCTAATTCACCAATTATATTAAGAAGCCAGTACGTAGTATCTGGATCTGATATGGCACAAATTGGATGGGTTGAAGTTGCAACTGAAGATGGAACATCTGGATATTTATGGTATTTAAAAGCTGAATCTGAAACTCGTTTACGTTTTGAAGATTACTTAGAAATGTCAATGATTGAAAGTGAATACAATCAAATTGCTCCTGGCGTAGGAGTTGGTTCTAGTCTTATTCCAGGATCTGAAGGTTTATTTTCTGCTATTCAATCTCGTGGAAATGTAGAAGTAGGATTTACTGCTGCCGCTGGACTTGACGAATTTGATGCTATCCTTAAAAATTTAGATACTCAAGGAGCAATTGAAGAAAACATGTTATTTTTACAAAGACAAACATCTCTTGATTTTGACGATATGTTAGCTTCTATTTCTGGTGGATTCGCTGGAGGTACTGCTTTTGGATTATTTGAAAATTCTGAAGAAATGGCTTTAAACTTAGGATTTAGCGGATTCCGTAGAGGGTCTTACGATTTCTATAAGACTGATTGGAAATACTTAAATGACGCTTCTACTCGTGGAGGAATCAACGGTATTAATTCAGTTGAAGGTGTATTAGTACCAGCTGGAACTTCTACAGTTTACGATCAGATCTTAGGAACTAATATCCGTCGACCATTCTTACACGTACGTTACAGAGCTTCACAATCTGATGACAGACGTATGAAGTCTTGGTTAACTGGTTCTGCTGGTGGTGCATTTACTTCAACTCTTGATGCTATGGAAGTAAACTTCCTATCTGAAAGATGTTTAGTAACTCAAGCTGCTAACAACTTTGTATTATTTAAAGGAATCTAATTGATTCAACATTAATGTAATTCTTACCCTTGTTGTACTGACAGGGGTAATTATTACTTTTATAACTATTTAATTTTATTATATTATGGCTAAACAAGCTAAAGCACAACAAGTTGAGGTTGCACCTCAAGAAGAAGTGGTAACAAAAGTTGCTACTCCAGTAAAACCCGCAAAACCAAAGTGGGAAATTAAAGATAGAGTTTACTATTTAACAGGTAGTAAAAACCCTTTAACATTGACAATTCCTGGTAAACATACAAGGAAACATGCGTTGTTATACTTTGATTTAAAAACTGGAAAACAAAGAGAAATAAGATATGCTACTAATCAAGATTCGCCTCTTGTTGATGAGCAAAAAGGCGAGGTTACAATGGGGCATATTAGGTTTCAAAAAGGATCTTTAACTGTAAAGAAAGAACAACAAAATTTACAAAAACTGCTATCAATATATCATCCTTTAAAGGGTAAATTATATGACGAGTTTAGTGCTAAAGAAGAAGCTGTGGATCAATTACAGATATTAGACCTTCAAATAGACGCTATGAACGCAGCTAGAAGTATAGATGTAGATCAAGCAGAGGCTATACTAAGAGTTGAAATAGGTTCTAAAGTAAATGAAATGAGTTCTAAAGAACTTAAAAGAGACTTACTATTGTTTGCTAGAAGCAATCCTGCATTGTTTATTAACTTAGCTAATGATGAAAATGTTCAATTAAGAAACTTTGCTATTAGAGCGCAAGAAGTTGGTATTATAAGCCTATCACAAGATCAACGTACGTTTATGTGGGTATCAACTGGTAGAAAATTAATGAACGTTCCTTTTGACGAAAACCCTTACTCAGCATTTGCAGCTTTCTTAAAAACAGATGAAGGAGTAGAAATCTATAAGTCTATAGATAAAAAACTATAAAAACAAGTAATATTAATACAGGGCTCGTTTACTCGGGCCCTATATTATAACACAATAAAAAATGGCGGTAAATATAAATACAGTATATCAAACAGTCTTGTATATTATAAACAAAGAACAAAGAGGTTATATAACACCTGCTGAATTTAATAGCTTAGCAGATCAAGTGCAAGATGAGATATTTCAATCATATTTTCCAGACGGTAATCAATTAAATCGTCAAAATCAAAACAATACACAAAACGATACAGAGTTTTTTAATGTATTTAAAAATATTGACTATAGATTATATCCTTTTGAAAATGAAGTTAGTTTTGTTTATGACACGGCTAATTTTGTTTGGCAATACACTGACCCTAACGACGAAGGTTTAATTGGTCAAATATATTTAATAGGAGATATTATATCGCAGTACAATAGTGATAATTCTACTTCACAGCCTCCTTCCGTAAGTGATACTAATCAAAATTCTATAACTCAATTGGCTAGTAAAAAAGATTATAATAAATTAATAAGATCAAAATTAACTGCACCCACAAGGCAATATCCTTTATGCTTTAAAACAAATGTATTAAATACACTAGCTTTATCAGTTAACCCTAACCCCGATACTTTATTAGTTAATTGTATATTTAAGCCTATCCCTCCAAGATGGGGGTTTTTTGTAGGAGCCTTAGGCCAATACTTAAATAGCGCTGCAAATTCAGTAGATTTTCAATTAGATATTTCTGAGCAAAATAATTTAGTAATAAATATTTTAAAATACTGTGGAATTATAATAAATGATCCTACAATTATACAAGCCGCAGCTCAAGAAGCTCAGCAGGCATCAATTAACGAAAAATCATAGTAACAGATGGGTTTAATAACTGAAACAAATCAACAATATTACCAAGGAGCCCAAGGATTTTTATCTGCAACTGGAGCAATTAATGAAACATTTTCAACTACTTTTGATACGGACTTAATATTTGGTGATTGGAATCCAGCTAATGCTAATTATGCTTTAAACAACTTTAAAGTATATACAAGCGCAACTGGGTTGCCACAAACTTATGCAGAATACTTATTAGCTTATTCTGTTTCAAATAATATTATAAATATTGACGCCGCTTTAACAGCCGGAACTTTTGTTGTTGTGCAATTAAAAGTATTAAGCGGAGGTAAGTATGGCCAAACAGAAGCTGAAAAAGCTTACGGAGATACCGTGGAAGATAATTACGGAAGCTATGAATATATAAAATTAACAGATGCTATAGACAACTTTATGGTTGGCTATGTAGGTGATGGCAAACTAATACAAAACGCTAAAAAATCTGATGTATTGTTTTTTGCAAAAAGAAGTTTGCAAGAATTTAGTTATGACACTTTAAAAAGTATTCATTCTCAAGAGCTGAGTATACCAGCTAGCTTAAGCGTTATACTACCTCAAGACTATGTTAACTATGTAAGAGTATCTTGGATAGATCAATTGGGTGTAAAAAGAATTATATACCCAGCAAACAATTTAACTATAGCTCCTTTTGAAACACCTATTCAAGATCAAGTAGGCGAACCAACTCAAGATAACTTTGGAGAGAATATAGAAGGAACTTCTCTTACGGTTGAAAGATGGAAAAGCGCTAATGACGGTTTAATAAACGGTCAGCTAATCAACAATATAGATGAAGCCGTGGACTTTCAAAATGCTTATGGCTTTGAAGGTAGCTGGAATTGGGGAAGACAATATGGTTTAGACCCTCAAACATCTCAAATGAACGGCTGGTTTAACATGGATGAAAGAGAAGGTAAAATGTCTTTTTCTAGCAATTTAGCCGGAAAGCTTATTGTGTTAGAATACATCTCTGACGGCTTGGGTTATGACTTGGATACTAAAGTACCTAAGTTAGCAGAAGATGCTTTATACGCGTCCATACTGCATTCTATAGTATCTACAAGGTCTGGGCAACAAGAATATTTAGTTCAAAGATTACAAAAAGACAGAAGAGCTAAATTAAGAAATACAAAAATAAGATTATCAAATATCAAGCTTGATGAAATTGTTCAAGTTATGAGAGGTAAATCTAAATGGATTAAACACTAAAATTTAATGGCTAAAGTTCAAAATACTTTTTTAAAATCCAAGATGAATAAAGACTTGGATGCTCGTATAGTGCCAAATGGCGAATACAGAGATGCTAGGAATGCTCAAATAAGTAAATCACAAGATGCAGAAGTTGGAAATTTAGAAAACGTATTAGGTAATGCGCTAGAGGTTAACTTTCAAACAAAAACCGGTGTTGCTGGTTTAACCTGTATAGGTGCTTTAACCAACGAAGTTGCTAGTACTGTTTATTTGTTTTTAACAAATTATACAGATAGCAATCCAAATGAACCCACTCACAATCCTTCCTCTAAAAATTTTATAATATCTTACAATGTTGATTCTAATTATGTAACAGTTCTTGTGACAGGCGCTTTTCTTAATTTTTCAACTACTAATCGTTTTTATGGATTAAATGCTTTAGAAAATTTATTGTTTTTTACAGATAATAGAAATCAACCTAGAGTTATAAATGTTTCATTAGCTAACAACGATATAAGCAATATAAACCCTAATTATTACACCACTGAAGATCAAATTTCTGTTGCTAAATATAATCCGTATGCATGCATGGAGCTTTTTCAAAAAAGCAAATTAACCGCTGGATACGAAACAACAATGAAAGACGTCAATAGCGAGTTCTTGCCAAACGGCGGATCTGGATTAGCTACAGGAACAGGTGCTGCAGGGGCTGTTACAATAGTTTTAGACGCGGGAAGTGTTATAGGTAATATTCCAGTAGGTGATTTTGATATAGGATATATATCTGGCACCAGTGGAGCTATAACTAAAATAGCTAATGCCGCAGGTATTCTAGCCACTATATCTAATGCAGCTTATGACTCTACTAATAAAGAATGGACTGTTACAATAACTACTTCTTCAGGAACTTCAGCTGTATTTCCAACAATACCAGCAGGTGCAATATATAAAATAATTTTTAATCCAAATCCGTATTATAACTTTCAGTTTTCAGGGGATCCAGATTTTTTAGAAGATAAATTCGTTAGGTTTAGCTATAGGTTTAAATTTGTAGATAATGAATATTCTATATTTTCACCTTTTACACAGTCCGCTTTTATACCAAAACAAGACGGTTATTTTAGATATGTTAATAAAGAAGGCTTAAAAAAAATAGACGATCAATCTGAGACTTATAGAAGCACCATTGTGTCTTTTATGGAAAATAAAGTTAATGAAATAAAATTAGCAATACCTTTGCCGTATACTAATTACACTTTAAGGGATGGTTTAAAAATATCTGAAATAGATATATTATACAAAGAGTCAGATGCTTTAGCGGTTAAAGTTGTAGAAACAATACCAATAACTACAATTGAACAATCTGCCGGTATTTGTAAAGTTAATGGAAATCAAGCAGGCATAGGTATTGGGGCCAATATTAATATTAAAGACATACAGGGTGGAATAAAAATAGGTAGCACGCTAGAAGGTTCTGGAATACCAGACAATAGTTTAATAACAAGTTTTGTACCAATAGATCCTAGTAATCCTTTATCGGGCGCTTTGCAAATAGATAAAGCAATAACAAATATAGCTAATGATGCTATTTTAACAATAGCTAATCCTAATTATTACGTTTACACCTACAGCTCTACTAAACCAACTAAAACACTTCCAGACTCTGAGCTTGTAAGAGTTTATGATAAGGTTCCAGTTAAATCTTTTGCTCAGGAAGTTGCAGGCAATAGAGTTATATATGCAAATTTTCAAAATAAATTAACTCCTCCTTCAACCATAGACTACGAAGTAACTTGCACTGCTAAATCTGATTTTGTAATAAATGAAATAATTGCAACTTATGTAGGCGGAGCTGTAACCGGTACTTCTATTAACGGAATAACTTTTACTAAACTAGTAAATCCACCTTTAGGATTTTTTGTGGGTATGATTATTTCTTCAAATACCTTTGGGGTTAACATTCCTACAGGCACAATTGTAACAAGCACTACTAGCAATGGGCAAACAGGGCAATCAGGAACGGCAAATATAACTTTAAGCAATACAGTTGTAATCCCAGCAGGTACGGTTATTTTTTCATTTTTACCTGGAGGCAATGTTGAAAACACTAGCAGTAAAATTGAATACCCTAATAGCTCTGTAAAAACAAACAGAAACTATCAAATAGGTTTTGTTTTATCTGATAGATTTGGTAGGCAGTCAAGTGTTATATTGTCTGAAAATTCTACACTATACAGTCCGTATTTAGACGAAGGAGATGATATAAATAAGTGGCCTGGCAATTCATTAAAGGTTAAAGTTAATAAACCTATACTTACAAATTTATACAATGGAGATACTACAAGTATTAATTATAATCCCGGTGGATGGTATTCTTATAAAGTTGTTGTAAAACAAACAGAGCAAGAATATTACAATGTTTACTTGCCTGGAATTATGGCTGCATATCCACAAGATCAAATTTTGGAACTAGGTAGCACTTCTCATTTCCCGCTTATAAATGACAATATAAATAAAATCCCTAAAGATTTAACGGAAGTTGGGCCTCAGCAGAGACAGTTTAGAAGTTCAGTCCAACTGTATGGTAGAGTAGTAAATACAAATACAACTATTACATATATAAACGGCCGAGCATCTAATATAGGCAATAGTAATGAACAATATTTTCCACTTAATACTTCAGATACAGTTTCAACTATATCTACTTTAAGCGATTTATTTGATTATAATTTTACAAATCCTCCTTTTCCAAATAATTTTCCGCAATTTTATTCTTTTGAAAGTAATCCTTTTATAGCTAAAATAAGTACTACATCTCAAATAGGGCAAATTTCTTCAATTAACTATACTGTAGCAGGGGCTACTGTAGTTCAAGGAAATCCAAACTCAACCCCTCCAATTGCTGCGGACGATCCAAGCAATACAGTAAAAATAACTGCGGTATCTGTTGAATCAGATTTGGGTGTTACTAATGTACAGGGCATGCTTGTGTCTGGGCAAGGAGTTCCTGAAGAGACATATGTTAATGCTTTTACAGCCGCAGCTGGCCTGCCAGGTGATCCAAACTTTACAAACGCCACTATTACATTATTTGCCAAAGACAATACTACTGAAGTAGACGTTCAATTAGCAAATGGAACAAAACTTACATTTACTTCAACCGATGGCCCTACTTCTACTCCAAGGTTTACACCTTCTGTTCCTGGGCTTCAGTATTTGGCAGTTTATGAAACTGAGGCGGTAGAAAGCTTGCTTGATATATTTTGGGAAACATCTACAGCCGGTTTAATATCAGATTTAAACGGAGCTATTATAAATAACCAAGAAGATCCAGGGGCAATTGGCATAGACAATTGGAACACTACGCCTTTTACTGAAGGCTTAAGAGGTACAAGCGGAAGCAATAATATTTTAGATGGCAATGGTTTTAATTTAATAGATGATTTTGGAAACGAAATTGTGTTTTTAGCAACTGATACTTTAGACTTAACAGATGTAACTATTACAGACCCTGTTAGCGGGATTGTGGAATCTGTTATAGATCCGCAAGGAATAGGTAATAATGATTATTTTAGATTAATTGATAATGGAACTGAAGGCGGCGGAACTCCCGGCCCATGGAATATTAGAACTACAAATGTAAACCAAGATCCATTAGTACCCGCTTCAAAAAGATATTACGATAATGTTTACTTTTTCCCAGATAACGAAAACTCTGATACAAATTTTAGACGTAATTTTACTTTTACATTTACAGCAACTGTTGGAGGTACAGTAACTGAAGGGTTACAAATAAACGCTAACTTGGTAAATGTATTGCCTGTTGCTCAAAATTATTATTTAAATCAAACTAATGTCGTGGTTTCGGATTCGGGGTCATTAGACATAAATGCCAAAAGATCAGATACAGAGATATTAAGAATAAGAGCTACAAATGGTGCTGATAATCCCGACCTTCAAAATGGAGGGATTGCAGGTGAAGGCCCGCCTCCCTTTTCAAGTCAAAATTTAACATTTACAATTATAGATCAAATTTTTGTAAACAATAATCAAGATGCTCTATTAAATGGAGTGCCTATTTTTGCACTTGGAGGTACGTTTGTTGATTTTGGAACAGATCCTTCGGAATCTCTTTTTCTTCAATGCCAACTAACCAACACTCAATCTGCTCAAGCCACATTACCCGCTAAGGAATATAGAGTTACAGTTAGAATAGCAGATCCTTCGGAAGCCGCAGGGGGCGGTTTTATAGATCGTGTATTCAATATAGACATGCGCCTTTTAATACCAGAAGATAAAATAAATAATTTAGCTACTAGAGTAGAAACAAATAATTTTATAGGCTTCCCTCCTGTTTTAGATGATAATGGTCAGCCAACTAATATTGATACGCTTTTACTTGCGGCATTATTCTCATACGCAAAAAAATGGATTAGCTTTCCAATGACCCTAATTGATCTTACAGACACTGCTACTCCCGGCTTAGCGGCAGATGAGGCTGGATGGTATATGTATGCTGGTGGATTTTTTGGAAATGATACCACTCAAACTCAAGCGAATCTGCGCCAAACAAGAGGAGGTGTTTCATTGTTAAACTACAGCGGTGTAATTCCTGGTGATACTAACCAAGCACCTGTTGTTATACCTAAAAATTCGCCTGACGGAGATGGTAATCAAGTTCAAATAGCCACATTTTTTGGTGATATTTTAGGAACAGACGGTCCTTACCATGATTGGCAATTTATATTTGTAAAAACTTTATTAGAAATAGAAAGCATAGGAAATAAAAAAATTGTATATACGGCAGCGTCACTGGGGAATCAAGTAATTGATATTTTAGCACAAGCATTTGCGTCTGACTTAATAGCCGGTGCGGGGGTAAATCCTCCAAGAATAATTAATGATAGATTTTTTATAAAATCTCATAATCCGACCACTAGAACAATAACATTTGGCAAAAATCTTAATAGTTCATTTCAAGAGGGTACTCCTCTTTATATATTTAAAGGCGTTTTAAAACCAGATGAAAACCCTTGGTATTTTGTGCCAAAATCAATTGATCAAGGTGGACAAACGTATACAATAGATAACAATGGAATAAATTCAGCTATAATTACATCTCCTTGGACAGGATTTTTAATTGAGGCTATTAGGACTCAATACGGGGCTAATCCGCCAGGGGGAGCGGGTGCTAATTGCGCTGCTCCTAATTGGTGTGCAGCAATACCTAATGATCCAGCAAATAATAAACCTGGAGGAAATGGCAATTTTAGTACCCCAACGGCAGAAACAACCCAACAAAACCAACTTTATTTTCATTATAACGCATACACAGGCATTAATAGTCAAGCGAATTCTGAAAGCATTGACTTTGAAATAATATAGGTAATTTAAACTAAAATTAAGTAATAATTAATTATGGCAGGTGCACTATTAGAAATAAAATATTTTAATACGTTTTTTTTAAAAAAAATAGTTAATGACCCTTTACCTGTTTGGAATGGTTCTTTTGGAATTCCATCCGCAATAGGTGGCTACGCATCGGTTACAGCTAGCGATAATACATTTAACTGGGCAATCGAAGAATCAAGAATTCGAGGAGGCTACAATAATACTAATGTAGACTATGGAGCAAAAGCATATATTGTAGAAGATGAACCTCAATCCACCAGTAGGGTTAACAGCCTAATATATTCAGGCGTGTTTAATTCTAGAACCGGCGTTAATCAAACAAATGTATTTTCGGTTGCTGAAGACATAACTAAAACTGCTGATCCCGCAAATGGCTCTATACAAAAATTATACGCCGAGGATACAAACCTTTCTATATTTCAAGAGCTTAAATGCTCAAGAGCATTAATAGATAAAGATGCTATATACTCTGCAGAGGGTGGAGGCACTGTAACATCAAGTAATTTAGTTATAGGCGTAATACAACCTTATACTGGAGAATATGGTATAAGCAGAAACCCTGGAAGTTTTGCTGTTTATGGTTATAGAAAATATTTTTCAGACACTAATAATAATGTTATTTTAAGGCTGTCTAAAGATGGCTTAACTGAAATATCAGGTTATGGCATGAAGGATTTCTTTAGAAAATCTTTAAGTAAATCAAGAGTTAATATTGTTGGGGGTTATGATATATATAGCAATGAATATTTAGTGTCTATTCAATCAGATAATTCAACTAATGAAAACGCTAAAACATTAAATTTTGACGAACGAGCGCAAGGATGGGTTAGCTTTTTTTCTTATGAGCCCGATCAAGCATTTAGTTTAAAAAATAATTTTTATACAGTTAAAACTACGGGTGGAGCAGCGCAACTTTGGAAACACCATAGCTCTCAAGTTAATAGAGGAAATTTTTATGGAGTTGATAGAAAAAGTTCTATAGAATTTATTTTTAATCCAAACCCAACAAATTCAAAAAGCTTTAAAACTATAGCCTATGAAGGAAGTAACGGATGGGAAGTTGAAAATTTTATTTCTGATGAAACAGGTAAAAGCAGAGGTGTAAATGGCAATTGGGGAATTAGTCAAGACACAGGGACTGGTGTTGCAGACATTAATAATATTTCTAAAATAAAAAGCTACGGAGAAGGCGAGTATGTTTTAACAGAAGGATCTGGAGTAACTTTAGCAGCTTCAACTGTAACAACCGTTTTATTAAATACAGAATCTTTTACCGGCTTAGCGGTTGCGGGCTCTGTAATAGACGGCGCCGGCATAAGCCCGGGCACTACTGTTGTTTCTTACAATAGCACAACAGGATTACTTACTGCATCGCAAATAATGGCAATCGCTTTAGGAGCTACTTTAAACTTTAGCGGAGCGGTTAGTCAAGTAGATTATAATACTATTTTTTCTACAATAAATCCAGATTTTGATAGGTATTATTGTGGATTTTTAAGAAAAGAAAATAAATATGTAGCTAATTTATTAAATAATAGCCAAGCTGCTGTAGGTGAAGTTTTATTTGGTGAATCTATTAGCGGAATTAAAGGATTTTATTCTACAGTTAAATTGTCAACAGACAGCACTACAGATCTTGGCGGTGAAAAAACTTTGTTTTCAGTTGAAAGCGTATATACAATGAACAATGGATATTAAAAATAAAAAAATATGGGACCAGCAGCAATAATAGGAGGTGGCCTTTCAATAGTAGGCGGTGTTATGGGAATGATTGGGGCCAAAAAAAGAGAAAGAGAAGCGCGCAGAGAACGCCAGCGGCTTGAAGGTAAGCTAATTAATTTAGAGGCCAATAGACAAGAAATTGTTAATCCTTATCAAGATTTAAGCAGTATGATAAGTAATCCTTTTGCTAATTTATCTGTAGCTACAGGCGCTGCTGAAATGCAAATAGAAGAAGCAGATATATCTTTAGCTAATACTTTAGACACATTAAGAGCAACCGGGGCAAGCGCAGGAGGTGCTACAGCTTTGGCACAAGCGGCTTTAAAATCTAAAAAAGGAGTTGCAGCTAGTATTGAAATGCAGGAAAAACAAAATGAAGATAAGCGAGCTCAAGGCGAAAAACAAAAACAAAATCAGCTAATGTCAGAAGCTCAAAGAGTCCAACAAGGTGAAGCTTATGAGTTTGGATTACGAGAAACAAGACAAATGCAAGAACTAGATAGAACATCAGCTATGTTAGGAGCCTCTAGGCAAGCAGAAGCGCAAGCTGGAATGGATGCAACAGGAGCTTTAACAGGCGCTTTAGGAACTTTAGGCGGTATGGCCGCAACACCAGGATTTTTTAAATAATTATAAATGGAAAACAAAAATCTACAAAACAATTTATTTTTAAAGCAATTTAATGAAAGCAATGCAATAGCTTACAATAAAAGCTTTATAGCTAATCCCAGTGACTACAATTTTCAATTGCTAGACAACGCTTACAGAAATGCAGGTAAAGCATACGCTCAAATAAAAATTGCTATTGAAACAAACAAATGCGAGTCAGAGTATTGCGCCGCGGAACTAGCTAAAATAAAACAACTAGAAGAGGCTCCTAATAATTCTTTAGAATTTTTAACGTCTCTAATGGCAGAGCTTAGTATAACTGAAGAATCTAACTATGATCCCAATAATAGTTATAGTTTTACGGCAGCTAACAGTTTGATGAGCGGTAAGCCTGGGTTTTCTAAAACAGATGGATACAATGCTTATCTAGATCTGTTACCAGATGGTTCTCAGCAAATAGTTTTTACAGGACCCGCTTTTAAAACTAGAATAGAAGAGCCTGATACTTTTGAAATTTTAGAAGTTGATGACCCTTTAATTATAAATAATTCTTCATTAAGCGCTTTGCTAGATTCAGATACATCTCTTGTAGTTTCTACGCCAGATGTAAATGCTGGAATGCTATTGCTTTTACCTGAAACAGGTTTATTTGTGCAAGAAATGATTAATGAAAATAAAGAATTAAAAGCTAACGCTAAGATAAGCGAAGAGTTTGTAATGAAAAATGCAGACGGAAGTTTTGATTATGAAATTGTAGATTTAGGAAACAATCAAGGCAGAAACGCACTTAAGTATGATTTAGAAAAAATTGACAAAAAGGTTACTCCATTTATAAACGCGGAGGTTGGTGGTTTAATGAGCTCTGAGCAAGACGTGATAGCTGCGTGGAATGTTTATATAGCTAAAGGCACAAGTGTTGAAGAAGACGATCAAATGGTCCAAGACATGGGAAGAGAGGTAAATTCAGGAAACGAATACTGGAGTTATGAATTAGATCTTCCACTACAGCAAGACAAAAAAGTTTTATTTGAAATAAAATACAAAGAATACTTTATGAATAATTATTTAAAACAATTTACAACTAATCAAATGCCAACGGTTAAAGAAGATGCAGCGGTTTTTGATTTAGAAGAAGCTAAAAAAGCAAAGGCTCAAAAATTTTTAGATGATAACGACTTAAATTAAATTAAATGAACGAATTACAAAAATTTACAGCTTCGCTTCAAGGTCATTGGAATGACAAAGAAATAAAAGAACTTGTTATACAATGGAAAATAGACAATCAATGGGAGCAAAACAAACCTCAACCAATGGGGCCGCAAGAAGCACCAAAGCCTGAGAAGTTAACATTAGAAGATACTTATATAGAAGAAGAAGTTTTTGAAGAAGTAAAGACGGAGGGCGATGCAGCGGGTGCAGGTGTGGAGCTAAGACAAACACCAGCACCAGTAGATATTACGGACTTAGTATTGGAAAATGGTTCTTCGGATTTAAAGCCAAATAAATTACAAAGTATTACTGAAAATTATAGTATTGACGGCAAAAAAGTAACTGCTGATGACTTTGATTTTTACACGGAATTTAATAAAAATTTAAATCCCCAAGGAGCTTTGCTGCCCACCGTAAAGGATAGAAGCATTATAACCGTAAATCAAAATGGAAAAAAAACGTCTTATTCAGCTAAACAAATAAAAACTTTAATAGAAAATAATTCCCCTGGTTTTGAAGACGTATCTAGCGTTCAAGAATATGTAGATAGATTTGGCGATAATGCAGAAATTGTTGATCAATACAAAGACACTTATAAAGAGCAGCTTATCAAATACCAGCAAGAAATCGATGTAAGTAAAGTAGAGCAGGATGAAATAAACGCTTTAATAAGCAACCCCGATTTATTTAAACCTTACGTTGTAGAAACTGAAATTGTATCTGGAGGCGGGGGTAGTTCTATGACAGGCTACATGCCGTCTAGCACTTCTATAAAAAGCGAAACAATAAAACCCTATGAAAACCAGCTTAAAGAAGCAAAAGCAACTTTAGTTAAAAATAGAAAAGCTCAAAACAGCTCAGAGCCTATAACTCAGCAAGAAATTGAAGATCAAGCAAAAGCCATTATAGAATATCAAAAGCAAGATGCTATAAGGAATGATAATGCGGCTAAGCTTTTAAAGGACGGTAAAATTACGGAAACTCAGCAAAGTGAATTCTTAGGTATTATAGGTAAAAAAGCAAAAGATTCAAGTTGGAATTTACAGCCGCAAGCTAATCTTGTTGAGAAAAAAACCGCTAAGCTAAAAAACGGAAGTACTATACAAAATATAAATTCATTTTCTAAATCACTAGAAGAAGATAGATTAAAATTAAGTAATCTAAAATCAGCAATGATAAAAATCTCAGGGGGTGATATGAAAATGAGTTCCCTAGATAGTCCTGAAAGAATAAATGAATTTAATAAAGCTGTAACAGAATACAATTCTATAATTTCTAATTACGATAAAAAATCAAAGTTTTTAGAAAAACTTGGAAAAGATTATCAAGTTCAATACAATTCTTTAGAAGCGGAGCAGGGCAATCTTATAGGCATGGCCTTAGATTCTGATACTAGTAAGTATGCTTTAAATTCATTAAAGCGAATTTACGATAAAGAAGAAAAACTTGCCTTAAACTTGGCTTTAGGTACTTTTAACATAGCAGCACAGGCAGGTGTTTTAGTAGAGGACGTTATTAAGTTTTCATTTGGAAACAGCGTGTTATTAGGTACAAAAGATACTGACTTTAAAAATAAAAAGCTATTTGGATTAGCAGAACTAGGAGTAAAGTCACAGCAAGCTCAAGAGTATATAAGAAATAAGTATTATGAGCCAATAACTTTTGATAAGGCATTTAACAGTTTAAGTAATTTTGGAAATTATGCTCTTGAAAAAGCAGTTGAACAAGCACCCATATATGCCGCTATTGCGTCTGGAGGCCTTGGAATGTTTGCGGTTTCAGCAAGTAGCGGTGGTGATTACTCATCATCAAGAAGAATAGAATCTAAACAAATAGGAGGCAGGGCTTATAATCCTGATGACGTGCTTTTTAGATCATTAGGATATGCAGGATCCGAGTATGTTTTTGGAGCACTACCAACCAGTAGATTGTTTAAAAGTTTAAACAAAGGAGCGGGTGATGGCACAAGAAGAGAAATATTAGACGGCATGCAGCAGTGGTGGAGAAACACTAAAACTTATGCTCCTAGTAATTTTGGAATTGCGTTCGTTGACAAAATAGGAGAAGGCATGACTCAAGTTAGTCAAAATCTATTTGATGACAGCAGCCAAAATATATTTAGAGATGTACCAGAAGCGGTATTTGTTGGAGGAATGTTTTCATACTCAGCAGCTTCAGCGCCTGTTATAAAAGGAGCTGTTTTGGCTAATTTTTCAGATTTTAAAACATATGATACTTATAGAGGTAATCTAAAAATGATAAATTCACTAGAAAGTTCTTTAAAAAATCAATGGACAAACGCTGATTTAAAAGAAAATACTAGAAAGCAAATACAACAATTAAAAGATCAGAACTTAGAAATAATAGAAGTTCAAAATAGAAAAGTAAATAACAACTTAAGTAGAGAAGGTTTTGGGTATTTTCAAAACGGAATGGAAAGACAGGAGCAACTTAGAGTGGAAGCTGAAGCTGTTTTGGCTAATGAGTCTTTAAGTAAAAAGCAAAAAGACCAACGAATAAAAGAATTAAGTAATGAGTTCCAAGCTTTAAAAAACGGCATAGATGATTACAAACAAGCTTTTGCTAAAACCTTTAAATTACAAACAGCTAAAGAACAAAATAGATTAAAAAAAGAAGCTAAAATAAGATTAGAAGTACAAGGTAAATCCAATCCGAGTATTCAAAACGTATTAGATGAAGCTGAAAAAATACATACAGAAGAAAAAATAAATAACAATATATCTAAAGAAACTTCCTTTTTAGAAAGTTTAATTGGAGCAGGTGTTGATATTAAATACAAAGCTGCTCAAACCAATGCAGAAGCTATAAAAGCTTTTACAGATCTTATAAACGCAAGAGTAGAAGATGCAAACAATAGCATTAACAGAGAGCAAGGCGATAAATATATAAAGCAATTTAAAGAAGGAATAAATTCAGGGGAAACAAATGGTGTTAATATTCCATCTACAACTAACGGCAAAAAAGTTTACGATTCTGTAGTGTCCGTTCAAAACTCTATAGCAAATGAAAGAAGCGAAACTGGATTTCATGAACTTGGTCATTCCATAGCTGCTGAGGCCTTATCTACTGATCCAAATGCTTTTAAAGAAGTAGCGAATTCTGTTTTGGAATTTTTGCAGCAAAACAATAAAGACGCTTACACAAGAGTTAAAGCCAGATCTAAGGGCCAAGGATTTGATGAAGTTATAACTTATTTTTTAGAAGAAGTAACAAGCGGAAATGTTAATTTAGAAAAACAAAGAGATACTGGATTTTTAGGTGCTCTAGGACAAGCGTTTGGTATTGCAACCGGCAAAGCAGGTAAAGCTGATTTTGATTATAACTTTAAAGGCGAAACAGATGTTATAGCTTTTATGACTCAGCTAGGTACTAAAATAAAAGATGGTACTTTAACAGTAGGAGATGTTAAAGATATACAAAAATCAGATACATTAAAAACAGAATCCGAGTCTGAAGTTGATCTCGATCAAGCTGATCAAGATTTATTTAAAGAATCTAGAGTTAAATTAAATGAGTTAGCTGTTAAATCTAAAAAAGAAGATTTATCAATTACTGAACAAAAAGATTTAATAACTGAGTACAAAAGACTAGCGTTGTCAGGACCTGGTTTAAACTTTCAAAGTTACAAGTCTAGACAAGCAGGTCAACAAGGATTAAAGTCTATAAATAAAAATGATGCAGAATCTTTTGTTATGCAATATTACCAAGGCATATTAGATCGATACACGCCAACAATTGATGGTAAAAATATTGCTTTTTCAACTTTAGTTATATCCAATATTAATCCAAAAAGAGCTTTGTTTTTTGAACAAGAAATAGGAGGTTCAGATGTTGAAACTAGAATATCAGACGAAAGGCAAAAAGAAATAGAAAGCATTGAAGACACATCAAGCGAAACAATTGCAGAAGTAAACACAGATGTTAAGCTTGTTGACAATATTAAAGTTAACAAAAAACCTTTAAGCACTGAATTTAAAGATAAAGTTAGAAAATTTGTAACTGAACAATTAGGAAGTGTAGATGTTAATAGCGAAAAATTTAGAAAACAAGTTTTTAAGCCATCTAAAGCTTTTGTAGATTTTATTGTTAAAGATTTAATTGGTAGCCCAAAAAAATTTAAACAATTTATACTGGAAAATCCTACTTTTTACAAAGGATTAAACATAACTGAATTAATTGCAATTGATGAAGGTAGAGTAGGAATGAAGCCTCCTCAGCCTAGATTGTTTACAGAATTTAACAGAAGACTTACAAAGCAGGCTGATATTGAAAAGTTTATGATGCAAGGAAAAATTCCTTATCTTACTGTTACTCAACAAAAAAATGGTGCAGATCTTTATAACAGACTTACTCCGTTACAACCAGCATTAAATCAACACTTTTTTGGCAGTATTTCTGATAGCAGTAAAAGTAACAGAAAGCGTGCTGCGGCTAAAGTCATTGCCGCTAAATTTATAGCAGAAGCAGCACCAAGTACAGAGGTTTTTAAAGCTAAACCGGAAATTGTTAGAGCTAAAACTGCTGAAAAACTACAGGTATCACCTAATGCTAAGTTTAGTGAAAATAGAAAAAACGTATTTATTGAAACAGGGTTAGACAGTAAGTCTAGGCCAGATTTTGCAGAATATAGCTTTGGTTATACAAAAGTTCTTAATTCATTATTAAAAGGAACAGGCTTTAGCAGAATAGATATGAAAGATCCTGAAGGCCGAAAAAGGTTTTTAGATTTTGCAATTAGCAGCGGATTAACTAAAAAACTTCCACCTATGTTTTGGAGGAAGTTGGCTTTTACTACTGAGAATGCTCTTACTAAAGATACGCTTAAAGAATTAGAAGAAGCTGGAATTGAAACAAAACCTTTTACTGAAGACGGCGAACTAGGGGATCTTAGAGAATACACAGGTAACTTGCCATTTAAAAATGTTATAGAAGCTAACGTATGGGTATCTGAGTCTATAAAAGCAGAGCAAAAACGCTTAAGGAAGCCTAAAAATGAAGGTGGTGAAAATTTAAGCAAAGCTGAAGCTAAATTAAAAGCTAGAAATCTTTTTGCTAAAGATAGTGATTTTCCAGCATTAAAAAACATGCTTACTTATGAAGGTGTATATTCACAAAAAGGTAATTTAGAAAATGAATTAAATAATCCCGAGTTTGTAAAAAGACAAGATGAATCCATAGATGAGCTAGGTAAGCTTTTTGAAATGTTTCAAAACGAAATAATGAGAAACAAAAATGGCACTATGAATTTCGAAGGTGTTGCTTTTGTGGGAGCTTTATTGTCTTCTAGCTCTTCTGGACAAGGACATTTTTTAAGATCTTCAGCTCCTTTTAGATTTTATCAAAAAGGGTATATGAAAACTGGATCTAGTGGAAACACTTTAGAGCATACTTTACCTGCTACTATAGTTGGAAAATATTTATTTATGCAAGCCCTAGAAGGTAATGTTGGAGAAAACTTTAAAAACATAAAAAACAATTATTTTCAAGGACCAATATCTAATAAAAATGATAAAAAGCTAAAAGGCCAAAAACTTAATGGAGAAACATTTGATTACAGAGAAAAAACTCCAGAAGGATGGAAAATAACAGATAACATTTGGGCTAGATATTTTAATATTAATGTAGGCTTAAATGGCGGTGGTATAAATCCAAGTGATTTAAAATTGCCAAACGGCAAGTCTGTTTACGATGTGCATAATATAACTTCCACCGGCGTTAAGGTTGATGTTGAAATGAAACAATCTAGATCTAAAGCTAATGATTTAGACGTTGATTTAGTTCCTAATATTATAACTTATAGTGATCCAGTAACTACCCAGACATTAATAAACGCTTTAGCTAAAACTGATAAAGCTTTAAACGTAGCAAGAAGCGTAAATGCTCCAGTTAAAAAAATTAGAGTATTTGATTTTGATGACACTTTAGCAACGTCAAAAAGCATGGTTGTAGTTAATATGCCAAACGGGTCTAGCAAAAAAATTAACGCAACAGAATTTGCTAAACAAGCTGCAGACTTAGAATTGCAAGGTGCTAAATTTGATTTTACTGAATTTAGTAAAGTTGTTGATGGCAAAAAAGGGCCTTTATTTAGTGTAGCACAAAAAATTGCAAGTGTTAGAGGAACGGAAGATGTATTTGTATTAACAGCTAGACCTCAAGAAGCCGCAGGTCCTATAAAAGCTTTTATGAAAGCAAATGGTATAGACATACCTTTAGCTAATATAACTGGCTTAGGGGATGGCACAGCACAAGCTAAGGCTGGTTGGATAATGGGCAAAGCTGCAGATGGTTATAACGATTTTTACTTTGCAGATGATGCTGTTAAAAACGTTAAGGCTGTTAAGGATGTACTTAGCCAAATAGATGTTAAATCTAAAGTTCAATTAGCTAAATTCAGCAAAATGCAAACTTTTGATATCATTGTAAATGATATGATTGAAGACTCTTCTGGAATAGCTACATATAAAGAATATTCTGCAGCTAGAGCTAAAACGGTTGGCGCCAACAAAGGAAAATTTAATTTCTTTATTCCACCGTCTGCTGAAGATTTTACAGGATTATTGTATAAAATGCTAGGTAAAGGCAAAAAAGGTGATGCTCAAATGGCGTTTCTTAAAGATAATTTACTTGATCCTTACGACAGAGCTGAGTCCGCTGTAACGCAAGCTAAAATAGCTGCGGCAAATGATTTTAAAGCTTTAAAAACGCAATTAAAAACTTTACCTACAAGCTTAAGCGTACCAACAGGGGTTGGAGGTTTTACTTATTCTCATGCGGTCCGTGTAGCTATTTGGTCAGCTCAAGGCATGGACATACCAGGCTTATCTAAAAGAGATATTAAAGATTTGAATGATTTTATTCAAAATGATCCTGAATTAAAAACTTTTGCTAACGAGTTAATAGTAATACAAAAAGGTAAACCATATCCTAAGCCAGGTCAAAATTGGCTAGGTGGCAACATTACTAGTGATATTATAAATGATATTAATAAAGTTAATAGAGCTGAGTATCAGCAAGAATGGAGAGAAAATGTAGATATTATATTTTCAAAAGACAACCTGAATAAAATGGAAGCTGCGTATGGAACTAAATGGCGTAAAGCTATAGAGGATTCTTTGCGTAGAATGAAATCTGGTAGCAATAGACCCCCTGGAGGCAATAGCGTAACAGATGGATTGCTTGACTGGTTAAACAATTCAGTTGGCGCCGTAATGTTCTTAAATACAAGATCTGCATTGCTTCAAACTATATCTGCGGTAAACTTTATAAACTGGGGTGATAATAACATAGTAAAAGCAGGATTAGCGTTTGCAAATCAAAAACAATTTTGGTCTGATTTTATGACGCTTATGAATTCTGACTACTTAGTAGAACGTAGAAACGGTCTTAAAATAAATGTAAGTGAATCTGAAATTGCAGATGCTGTAAGAGATTCAGACAACAAGGTAAAAGCAGCTATAGCTTTTTTACTTAGCAAAGGATTTGTAATGACAAGGTTTGCAGATAGCTTTGCAATTGCAAGCGGAGGGTCTACTTTTTATAGAAACAGAGTTAAAGCTTTAGTGGGTAAAGGAATGGAACAAAAAGCCGCAGAAGCACAAGCATTTGAAGACTTTAGACAAATAGCAGAAGAAAGTCAACAGTCAAGTAATCCAAATAGAATTAGCCAGCAACAAGCTTCTGGTGCAGGTCGTGTTATATTAGCTTGGGCAAATACGCCGATGCAATATGCTCGTATACAAAAAAGAGCTGCTCAAGATCTTATAAACGGCCGTGGCGATTGGAAAACCAATGTATCTAAAATAGTTTATTACGGCGCTGTACAAAATTTAATATTTAATGCATTACAACAAGCCGTATTTGCTTTAGCGTTTGGAGAAGACGAAGACGAAGAAGTAAAAGACGCTAAGAAAAACGAAAAAATTTCAAGAGTTGCAAATGGTATGATTGACTCTCAGCTTAAGGGCTTAGGCATAGGTGGAGCTGCTGTGGTTGCAGTAAAAAGTGCTTTAATGGAATTAGGTAAGCAACACGCTAAAGACCGCCCTAAATACGAAGAAGCTGTATTTGATTTGCTAGGCTTTTCACCACCTCTTGGGTCTAAGATTCAAAAAATATATGGAGGACTTAGAAGCTTTAGCTGGAGCATGAAAGATATTAAAGATAAAGGTTTTAGTTTAGATAATCCAGCTTATTTAGCAGGTGCTCAAATAACAACAGGTCTTACTAATATTCCGCTAGACAGAGTTATTAAAAAAATTAATAGCATGCGAGGAATTGTAAGCGAACAATCTTCTCTTTGGCAAAAAGTTGCTTTAGGTCTTGGTTGGTCCACTTGGGATGTAGGTCTTGGTTATTACGGAGGGTTTGACGCGGCAAAAGTTTTAACGCCTGAAGAGGAAAAAGTTAAAGAAATTGACGATATGAAAAAGTTAACTAAAACAAAAGAGCAAATTGATATGCTGCTTGATTTAGGGTTAACTAAAAAAGAAATAAAAGCTTTAGGCAAAGAGCAAGTTAGAGTTGAAAAAATTATAGAGCTGCAAAATGCAGAGGCTAAACCTAAAGAAGAGGTTAAAGTTAAAGAAGAAATAAAAGGAGAAACTAAACCAACACCAGAAGTAAAAGCAAAACCTAAAACCGAAAGCGTTGAAAGAAGGCTTAGAAGACAATTTGATTCTATTAAAGATGAAAACAAACCTGATCAAGTAAAAACATTACTTAAATTTGGGTTAACTAAAAAACAAATAAGAGAGTTACAATACGAAAAAAATAGAGTAAACAAAATATTAGAACTAATGGAAAAAAATAAATAAAATGAGTTCACCATTCCAAAAAAAATTTAGTGAAAAAACTCCTTTTGCAATACATGAAGGAAAAGCCCATAAAAGCTTAGAGCATCAAGCTGAAGAATATTTAGATTTTCCACAAGAAAAAGCTAGAGCAAGAACTGACGAATATTTAGGCATTAAAGAAGATAAAGATGGATTAAAAGAAGAACAAAATTCTTTTAAATACGGCGATACTGCTAGACACTATTTAGCAGGAGATCAAACTTCTAGATCTATTCAAAAAAAATTAGGAGGATTTGGTAAAACATTTTTAGGCAAAACAATTGCTGGTATAGGATCTAATATAGGAGGCGTAATACATGAAGCACAAAACGTAATAGATGGCAGACCTATTATGGAGTCTGTAGAAGATGCAGCTAATAACTTAGCTGGCTCTATAGGAGCTTTTTTACCTGAAAAAGCAAGCAGTAAATTGTTAGATTGGTATAAAAAATTTGCTCCTGACGGAAAAGTAAAAAATTAACATAAAAATAAATAATGAGCATATCAGACATCAAAATGTACGCAATGAGTTTCGGAGTGGTTGGAATAACAACATTTGGACATATAGAAACTTGGTTAAAAATTACTTTGCTTCTTGTAACCATTGGATACACGGTAACAAAATGGGTTAAACTTAAAAAAAAATAATATGAATAAGCAATCACCGTTTAAAAAAATGCAAATAAGAGGCACTACATCACAAAAAGAGTATGATGAAGATGTTGATAATTCCGGAGTGCCTAACGCGGGTTACAAATTGGATTCTACACCTTTAAATATTAAAGAAGCTGCTTACGAAAAACAAAATCGTAAAATGCGTAAAGAAAACCCCGGAATGGGTAAAAGACTTACGTCTGGAACAAGCCCTCGAAGAGTGTCATTTGCATGCAGATTTGCAGGTATGGCCGGAGCAATGAAAGACGCCAAAGGAGAACCAACAAAAAAAGCTATGGCTTTAAAAAAATGGGGCTTTGGTAGCGTTGGCGCTGCTAAAAGCTTTTGTAGTAAAAATAAATCTAAAAAATAAAAATATGGAATCAGGACTTTACAAAAAATACATAGGATCTCCTTGTAATAAAAACGGAATAGACCCTAAATTAATGGTAGACTCTGTAAAAAAAGCTGCTACTAACAAAGACTTTAATAAGCTTCAGGCAATAAACAAAACAAAAGATGCTGATTTAGGAACGATAAAATCCACTCTTGTAGATAAATATTCTTTTAATAAATCTTTAGATAATTATAATAAAATGACAATGCAACCGGGCTATAATTCAAATCCTGAAATGGTTAAAAAATCAAATGACGCTTTTAAAAAAATAGAGAATATGAAAGCTAAAGATTCTAAAGGTAATGTAGTAAGTGCTATGTCTATTTTTATTGACGATTAATGCGTAGTATAGATAAAATAGTTGTACATTGCTCCGCTACACAGGAAGGAAGACACTTTGATGCCGCTGAAATAAATCGCTGGCATTTAAAAAGAGGCTGGAAAGGCATAGGTTATCATTACGTAATCTTGCTAGATGGTACTATAGAATATGGTCGCAATATATATGAGCAAGGAGCTCATGTTAAAAACCATAATAAAGGATCAATAGGGATTTGTTATATTGGAGGCGTTGAAGAAGAAAGAGGTAAAAATGGCAAATGGATTGCCAAAGACACTAGAACGCCTGAGCAAAAAGAAAGCTTGCTGCTGTTACTAAAAACATTAAAAAAAATGCACGTAGATGCAGCTATTCATGGTCACAACGAGTTTGCCGCGAAAAGTTGTCCGTGCTTTAATGCTTATAAAGAATATTGTAATATATAAATAAATGGGGAAATTAAAAAAAGGAAGATTAGCTGAAATAGTTAAAGAATTACAAGGAGCTTCTGAAATGCACTTAAAGCAATCAAAAGAGATTGATAGCCATATTGAAGACATGGAATCACCTTTAGAATTAAAAGACGCATGCTATAAAAAAGTAGTTGCAATATATGGCCCTAAGAATTCGGCATATCGAAGCGGAGCTATGGCTAAGTGTAGAAAAGCAGGCGCTGCTAACTGGGGAAATAAAAGTAAAAAATAA